GCGTGGACGAGCGCACGCGCGACGCGCTGGACCGGCTGGAGGGGCATCCTAGCTTCTACGTGCGCACGCGGATCCGGCTGGCCAATGGGCGGATCGTGGAGACCTACCTGCTGGACCGTGCGCAGGTCGCAGGGCGGCCGAGGATCACTACCGGCGATTGGCGTCGGCAGGGCAAGGGCAACAGACGGCAGATGCTGTTCAGCTTCGAGCAGCAGGCAAGGAGGGCGAACTATGTTCATTAGGTTGAAGGATCTGGGCGTGGTGTTGAGTGGCAACGCGGTCGACATCGTGTTGTCGCTGAAGGCCAAGCAGTTCGGCGGCGACGATCTGTCCGTGCGCGAGTTCATCGTGCAGTTCGCCGAAAGGATGGCGCGGTTCAACGCGGCGGACGTAGTGATCGAGGGCGATAGCGATCCCGAGCTGGCGCAGTCGTTGATCGACCACATGATCAGGCTGGGGCTGGCCGAGGTGGTCGACCCCGAGGAGTTGAAGGGCAACGGCAAGGAGGACAAGTAACATGGCAACGATCAGAACGAGTGTCGAGGAGCCCCGCGGATGCGGGTATCGGAAAAAGGGCGGTTTATACCTGGTAGCCGGCAAGCTGTCGGCACCGTGCGGCAAGCTGCCGTGTAACCTGCACGTCTGCCCCGCGTGCGGGCAGGGGTTCAAGCCCTTCCGCGGGTGGGGCTGGATCGATGCGGTGGTGGCGCTGGGCAAGCAGGGGTGTCGCGAGCAGGGCGAGGGCACCGGCAGCGAGTGCGCGCGGACCATCGTGGGCGGGTGCCCACTGAGCGACGCCAACCTGAAGCGGCACGACGGCAGCTGGCGCGTGGGTTTGATCTGGGTAGGCGAGCGGTACTACCCGACGCCCGAGGCGTTCAACACTGAGGCGGCACGGCAGGGCATCAGCCGGCGGATCAAGGCGGTGCCCAAGGACTTCAAGCTGGGCGAGACCTGGGTGTTTTTCGCGCACCGCAAGGCGGGCATCAATCCCGAGACCGGCGAGCAGTGCGCGGCGCTGTTCTCGTTTTTCAAGCCCACCGCGGTCGAGTACGTGGTCAAGGGCGACGAGACCGAGGAACAGCTGGCCAAGCTGGAGGAGCGCGGCATCTCGCTGGTGGACGTGCAACCGGCGCCCGAGGCGCAGTCGGCGTTGCCCCTGCAGGGCGGTGGCACCGATGGTTGATCGCGGTCGGATGGTAGATCGTGCAAAGCAACAGGTCGAGGAACAGCTGGCCGAGCTGAAGCGCTTGGTGCAGCTGGTCGAGACCACGGGGCGGATCGAGCGCAAGGACGCGCTGGGTATGGTGAACGCTGCGGTCCAGGTGGCTGCCGGCGTCGAGGCTGCCGACGATCTGATCGGCGAGGAACGGAGGGCGGCATGACTGAACGGGCAAAGCTGGATCGAACGATGGCGATCGTGAGCACCAAGGTCCAGATCGCCGAAGCGAGGCGGCAAGGCATACTGGCGGACATTGATCAGCTGATCGAGCAGGTGCGCAACATGCTGGCCAAGGGCGAGCAGGTGGCCGACGATACCTTGCTGGTGCTGAACCAAAAGACCGCGTTGCTGGTAGCGGTGAATGCCGAGGCCAACACGCTGCGCGCGGTGATCGAAAGGGGGTTGCAATAATGGGCGCCGGCCGACCTCCCGATTACAACGTGATCACGTGGCACCCCGAGTCGAACACCAACGGCAAGCTGGGCGTGGCGTGGCTGAACGACAAAGGGAATATAACAATCAAACTAGATCCAGGCGCAGCGATCAGCTGGCGCGACCTGGTGGTGCACGGGGTGAAGCTGCTGCTGAAACCCACCACGGCGGGGCGGATGGACCCGAGGTTCCCACCGCCCGATCCCGACGTGCCACCTGGTGGCGACGAGATCCCATTCTAGGAGGCTGGTGTGACACCCGAACAAAAAGAACGATGGGACCGATGGCACCACCAGCGGCAACTTGCAGAGGGTAGCTGCGCGAACTTGGTCCGCTACTTGCGGAAGGTGATTGGTAGTTACGCCCAAGGGTTGGGGCACTTCCACCCGAGCATCTTGGAAGCTACCACGATCAAAGAGCTGAGTCTTGAACTGTTGAAGAAAACAGTCGAGATCAACGAGCTGACGGCGCTGATCGAGCAGATGCGCAACGAGGTGAAAAAGTGAAAGCGGTCGCATACGTGAGGGTAAGCACGGACGAGCAGGCCGAGCACGGCGTCAGCATCGACGCGCAGGTTGAACGGATCGAGGCCTACGCGCGGCTGTACGATCTGGATCTGGTGGCGCTATGCAAGGACGAGGGCATCAGCGGCAAGGCGCGCGACCGGGCGGGGCTCGACCGGGCCCTGCAGGGGCTGCAGCGCGGCGAGGCGCAGGCGCTGGTGGTGGCCAAGCTGGACCGGTTGACGCGCAGTCTGCCGCACCTGCTGTCCCTGGTGGAGCGGTTTTTCGGTGATCGGTTCGTGCTGCTCAGTGTGGCCGAGCACCTGGATCCGCGGACCGCCAGCGGGCGGCTGGTGATCAATATGCTGGGCGTGATCGCGCAGTGGGAGCTGGAGACCATCGGCGAGCGCACGCGCGAGGCGCTGCGCTACAAGCGGGCGCGCGGCGAGTACACCGGCGGCGGCACGCCCTACGGCTACCAGGTGGTGGATGGCAAGCTGGTGGAAGTCGAGGCCGAGCTGAAGGTGATCCAGCAGGCGCGAATGCTGCGCGCGTGCGGTCATTCGTTGCGGCAGATTGGTCACGCGCTGGCGATGCCACCGCGAGGTGGCGGGATATGGACACCCCAGCAAGTCAAGCGGCTGCTGGGCAACGGCAAGGAGGGTTGAATATGTGGTTGGTTACGAACTTTGGTTTTTTCTCTATTCACGTTCCTATTCACCCCGAGCGCAACGAACTGCTGCGCGAGGTGCGGGCGCGCAAGCGCGAGCACATCGACGAGCTGCGCAAGCGCTACTGCCCGGAGCTGGGGCCCACGATCGAGACCCCGCATTCGGACTACCCGTTCAGGGCGCAGGCCCGCATTGACCAGCTGGCCGAGGCCATGGCGGATCTGACCAAGGACATCGGGTATAGCAACTTCAAAGATTCGGTCGAGGACGACGACATGCACGGTATGTGCATGAACATCTGGTGTGAGGCGCGCGAGGCGCTGGACAATCGGTTTCGGATTTCCAAAAGGAGGCGAGGCAATGCCAAGTAAAGCGGTCGAGATCAACGAGTCGGTTTGCATGAACTGCGGCGCCGAGGTGCCGCCCGAGCGCACGGGATCGGACTACTGCAAGGACGAGTGCGAGCTGGAATACTTGCGTCAAGAGGTGCTCGAAAAGGAACAGCGGCTGCAGCGCTTGTCCCGTAAGAAGGGACCGCCCAAGTGCCTGGGGCGGGTTGGCTGGTTGACGTGCTTTCAGGAGTGGTACCTGAAGGACAGTTACGACGCCAAGCGGCGGGCCAACCAGCTGCGCAAGGAGGGCTACCAGGTGGCGGCGGCAACCATCGGCGAGATGCCGGTCCGGCGTGACGGACAGGTCGAGCTGGTCAAGGTTACGATCTTGACCGCGTGGCGCGAGCAAAGCGACGGCACTTACCCGCCGGCGCCCGAGTTCATCGATGGGCTGCGCACCACGAACGGGGATCGCTGATGGCAGCACGCAAGACCAAGGCGCGGTTCCGGGTGGTGGGGCGCATCGATGCGGCGCATTCTGCCACGGTGGTGATCGACGAGCAGGCCGGGCTGATTTCGGTGCGTCCCTACCGGCGCCGACGAGACTACGTGCTGCCCCTGGTTGACGTGGCGCGGTTGATCGTGGCCAAGGTGGTGACCGCCGAGCTGGCCGAGAAGCGGCGCAACGGGCAACGCGCGCGCACGCGCTCGACGCGCACGCGCGTGACGCGCGGGCTGCTGGGCGCGTCGAGGGTGCGCTGATGGGCAAGTGGAATCATCAAACCCGCAAGAAGCGCGAGCGCCTGGTGCGCGAGTTGATCGAGGCATCGCTGATGTTTTGGGGCGTCGAGTTTTCCTACTATAAACCGGGTGGCGTACATGCCGCTATGAAACGGTACGATGCAGCGATGGACCGTTGCGAGGAGGCTACCAGCAAGCTGCGAGCGCACATAGACAAGTACGGTGTGGATGATGCCTGATGCCGCATCGGTGATCGTTCCGGTTGGCGGGTTCGGGACCATCTACCTGGACCCGCCTTGGCCCGAGCGCGGCGGCGGGCAGGTGAAGCGCGGCGCCGATCGGCACTACCAGACTATACCTGTCAAAGAGATGCCGCGGGTGATCCTGCAGTGCCCGTACTTTCACCCGGCGGATGACGCGCTGATGTGGATGTGGGCGACGGCGAACTACACGATGGCCGGCGGGTGGCTGATGGAGGTGCTGGGGTTCCGCTACGTGACCAATCGGATCTGGGTCAAGGTGGTGCGGCAGCTTGCCATGACCGATCTGCAGTTGGACTGGGAGCGCACCAAGCGAGGGCTGGGGCAGCGGCAACGCAACTGTCACGAGCTGCTGCTGCTGGGTGTACGCGGGCACGTGCCCGTGCCCGAGCCCAAGGATCGCGACGAGTCGGTGAGGTTCGCACCGCCCACCGAGCACAGCAGCAAGCCCGAGCTGTACTACCGCGAGATCGAGCGGGTCAGCCCCGAGCCCCGGCTGGAGCTGTTCGCGCGGTCGCGCCGGCCGGGCTGGACGAGCTGGGGCAACGAGGTGTAGGGTAACGCCTGCGAGGTGGCGCAGCGGTCAGCGTGCCGGTCTCATAATCCGGCGGTCGCGGGTTCGAATCCCGCCCTCGCAACCGACTAATCACTTCAAGGTACAGGTGGGGATTGCCAAGCCGTTCCGCGGCGAGTATCTTGAAGTGCATGGCCTTGGATCTGAAGGGCGAGGAACTGCGGGTCGCGTTCGCCAAGATGCGCGCGCTGCTGGCCGAGGGTTACGACCACAACCAGATCGGCGAGGAGCTGGGGCTTTCGTGGCACGACGTGGACGAGCTGCGGCGCAAGCTGCTGGACGAGGAGGCCACCCTTGTCCGCAAGCGGCCGACCGAGCACACCTACGTCGAGTTCTGCATGGAGATCCGGCGGTGCATGGGTGACCTCGACCGGGTGATCGACGCCTTCAACAAGGACAAGAACGTGTCCGCATACGTGGGCGCGGTGCGCGCCAAGGCGGATCTGCTGGAGCGGATGATCAAGGTGGGGCAGGACTTCGGTCTGATCGAGCGGCTGTCCGAGGCCAAGGGGTTTGCCGCGGGCGAGGCGATCAAGCAGATGAGCAACCCGCAGTTCCGGCAGTTCATCGTGCAGGAGGTTCACGTATTCAACCAGCTGCTGGTGAAGTTCGGCGACAAGCCGATTGCCGAGATGGACCCGGGCCCGTTGTATCGGTCGCTTTCGACCACCAAGCATCCGGTGCCCAAAGAAAAGGTCCAAGGGCACGCGCGCGGCAAGGTGCACGCCGGCCGGCGCGTGGTGAGGAAATAAGATGGTTGGGAATGGTTTACATTCCCTATGCACCCCAGCTCCATGGTGGGGCAGGCTGTCGGGTTCCGACAGGTTCGGCAGCTGTCAAGGGTGCGCTTCTGAAAGGAGGAGGCTATGTCGGATCGCGTAACGTATGTGGGATCGGTGACCGGATCGGGCTCTGCCATGAACGTCACCAAGCTGGGCTTCCGACCGCGGGTGGTCAAGCTCAAGAACGTGACCGGCCTGGTGTCGGCACACTGGCAGAAGGGGATGCCGGACGCGAGCGCGTGGAAGGAGCTGAACCACGCGAGCGCGCAGCGGGCCTACATCACCAGCGACGGGATCACTCCGCTGGCCAACGGCTTCATCATCGGCGCCGATGCCGATATCAACGCCGCGGGCGAAGTGATCTTCTTCGAGGCGCACGACTAGAACGATCAAACCAGTTCAAGGGGCCACGCCCTCGCCACACCGGTGGGGGCGTGGTTCTCTGAACCACGGAGGACACAATGTCTTTTGCTCCCTATACCCCATTGAGCGAGACCAATATGTTGGCCGACCGTCCGCTAGGCAACTCACCGACCAAGGCGCCGCAGTTCACGCTGCACCGCACGGTCGCGAATGCGGTTGACACCTTGCCCGCGGGATTGCCCGCCAAGGCGTCGTCCGGCATGAACCTGGCCGGCTACGAGCGCGCGCTGATCCAGGTGGTGCCCAAGGCCGGCACGCCCACGCCGGACATCGAGGTCTACGCCTGGTCGCAGGATGCCGGAAAGTTCGTGAAGTACTCGACCGCCAAGGCGTTCAGCGCGCCGGCGGCCAACACGCCCTACACCGTCGAGATCGAAGCGCTCGATGCCATCATCTGGGTGGCGGTGACCGCGGGGGTGGCGGCTGGCCAGATCGTGGACATCCTGGTAGCCGGTTCGCAACTCGACCACGAAAGGTAGACGGTGTCCGGTGCTGAAGTCATTCCGCTTATTCGAGGTGCGGCCAAGAAGCTAGACCGCCTGGAGCGGTCTCAGCTGATCACGGTATACGAACAATACCGCACCGCGTCTAACGAATGGCTGCGGCGACAGGTTGTGGAGAACGATCGGATCGACATCCTTGCGGGTGCGATCCTTGGCTACGACATTCAACCCTACCACCTGGCGATGATGCTGTGGCAGTTCCGCCACCGCGAATCGCTGCAGCTCTCGTTCAGGGGTGGCGGGAAGTCGACCACGTGCACGGTCTCGCGTGCGATCTTTTATTTTTGCAAGGACCGCAACTTCACGCTGGCGCTGGGGTCCGAAAGCAAGACCAACGCATCAGGGTTCTTGCGCGAGATCAAAGGACACTTCGAAAACAACGAGCGGTTGATCGAGGTATTCGGTCCGTTTTACGACCCGCATATTGTGGGCAAGTGGGACACCTACGAAATCGACGTGGTCGGCAAGCGTCACTTCGGCAAAGAATCCTCGATCATGTGTACGGGGATCGATGCCAGCGTGACCAGCAAGCACTTCAGGGCTGGCATCTACGACGATCTGGCGGTTGAAGAAAACTCGCGCACTGAGGCGATGCGCGAAAAGACCAAGACTTGGTATTACAAGACGTGGACGCCGCTACTCAACCCGCCCGATCCGATGATCCCGCATAGCGGCGAGCACCACGGTCTGGGCACCCGGCAGCACCCCGAGGACCTGTACGGGCACCTGATGGAGAACGAGCTGAAAGGGCATACCCAAGTTATACCGGCGATGGACGAGCGCGAGCGTTCACCCTGGCCCGAGCGGTACCCGCCCAAGTTCTTCAAGGACACCCGGCGCAAGATGGGGGTGATTTTATACAACGCGCAATACCAGCAAGACGTCGAGGCAATGCGCGGCGATGTATTCCAGTTCGACGATTGCCAGCAGCTGCCCTTGAAGGACTACCCCTCGCCCGAGGAACTGAAGATTTTTATGGGCGCGGATCTGGCGGTTGGCGAAAAGGACCGGCACGACATGTTCTCGCTGGCGGTGATCGGGTTGCTGGGCTCGATTCCGAAAGACACTTT